CTACAGACGCCAGCTAGCCGAGGTGCTAGTAGCTGTCGGTTGGTGGCCGCCTAATATCCCGTTTGAGCTACAAGACTTGCAGACGGTGGCTAAAGTGTTGACAGAGGCACACAAAAAAAGGTAGCGACGCTATGGGCATAACCGGACAAATTGACGTTTACGGGGTGCAAAACGCGTTAAAAGAGTTAAACGACATAGACCGCAAAATTAGGCGGCAAGTAACTAAAGACATTAAAACCGTTGGAAACCAAATTGTGCAAGAGGCCCGAAGCATGGTTTCTACACAATCGCGTAGCAACGGTGCCCCGCTATCCGGTATGCGTCGAGGCTCGCTAATCCGTGGCCGAGAGGCGGGTTGGAACATATCCGAGGTGCAAGGCGGCTTTAACGTGCGCGTAGGTGTACGAGCAACTAAAGAGCGATACGTAGATTTTGACCAAGGCGGCTACACCCGGCAAGTTGTTTACGGTGCCAAACCATACCGTTTAATGGTGGTACAACAAAAGAGTTTTGCTGGCGCTATCTATGACCACGCGGGCGCGGGCATTAGCGGAGTACGCAACACGGCTTTTATAGCCAACTTAAATAAAGAGGTAGGCGACGCCCCACGTATTATTGACAAGGCCGTGGAAAGCAACCGCCCGGCAGTAACCGCCGAGCTACTAAGCATTGTGGGTAAAGTTATGACACAGACAAACCGTAATTTGGTGGTATCCCGTGGCAATTAACATACCGATTTTAACAAGCTTTAGTGGTAAGGGTGTTGCCGACGCTCAACGCGAATTTAAAAGCCTTACAACAACAACGCAAAAAGCAGGCTTTATTTTGCAGCGCGCATTGCTGCCAGCTGCCGCCGCTATCGGCACCATAACGCAAGTTATTGCCCCCGCCATTAAAGCGGCCTCGGATTTTGAGGAAGCAACCAGCAAGGTAAACGTAATTTTTGGGCGGGCGTCCAAGAGCGTTAAAGACTTTGCCAATACTGCCGCTCGAGAGCTTGGCCAGTCTAAGCAATCGGTGCTCGACGCTGCCGGTGCTTTTGGCACGTTCGGTAAAGCTGCCGGGTTGGCTGGCGAGGATTTAAGCACGTTTACAACCGACTTTGTAACGCTGTCTACTGACCTAGCCTCGTTTAACAACACAACCCCCGAGGAAGCTGTACAGGCCATTGGCGCGGCCCTACGTGGCGAGGCAGAGCCGTTGCGCCGTTTTGGTGTATTGCTTAACGACGCCACCCTAAAAGCCGAGGCAATGGAATTAGGCATATACAAGGGCAGCGGCGCGCTAACAGCACAACAAAAGATTTTGGCGGCACAATCCGCTATCTACAAACAGACAGGCGACGCACAAGGCGACTTTGCTAGAACAGCCGACAACCTCGCAAACAAGCAACGCACCCTAAGCGCGCTGTTTAAAGACTTTCAAATACAACTCGGCCAAAAACTATTGCCAGCAGCAACCGATTTTGCTAACGGCTTAGTAAAAATTAACGACGCGTTTAGCAATATGCCTACCCCGGCACAAAAGGCAATAGACAAACTAAATCTATTTGCAAAAGTAGCGTCAAACATTAACCCGCTTATTGCCCTTACAAACGCAATACAGGCACTTGGCTCGGGCATGTTCGACGCCGAAAAAGAAACAGGCGCATACAACCAAGAAATGGGCCGGTCAAACCAAGCACAAATGCGTATGGCCGACGCTGCTGGAGAGTTTAACAAAAAGTTTAAAGAGACACCGCCAGCTATCAGCGGCGCTAAAAAAGAGGTTGAGAGTTTTGCCACGGCGCTTAAAGACAAATTAAGCGAGGCAGTAGACACCGCTAAGGATAAGTTGGCCGAGGCGCAAGGCGAATTTAACGATTTTGCCACCAAGGTAAGCGACGCCGTAAAGGGCGCGCTTGACTTTAACGCCGCGCTTGAGGCTGGCGACTACGGCTTTAAAGGCTTTTTAGACGCGCTACGTGACCAAGTTAAAGGCGTTGTCGAGTATTCCGTAAACCTTGGCAAAGCCCTTGAGATGGGTTTAAGCCAAGACGCATTGGGTTACGTGCTTGACGCTGGCAACGTCGCTGGCGCCGAAATAGCCTTAGAGCTTATTAAGGGCGGTCAAACCGCTATAGACGAAACTAACGCGCTTGTAGCAGCTGCACAACAAGCTGCCGACAAGGTAGGCATACAAGCCGCCGAGCGTTGGTACAAAACAGGCGTAGACCAAGCCCAATTTATTGTTAACGGCCTTGAGGCAGAGCTAACCAAATTAACGCCAAAACTTATGGCCAAAATGGACGAAATAGCCGCAAAGCTCAAGCGCTCGGTAAACATTGACGTAGTAGTAACCGAGCGAGTTAACCGTATTGTTGCAGGCGTTACTAGCTCAATACCTAAAATGGCCGACGGCGGCATAGTTACCGGGCCAACGCTTGCCATGATTGGCGAGGCAGGCCCCGAGGCTGTCATTCCGTTATCACAAATGGGCAACATGGGCGGTAGCGGCGTAACAATTAACGTGGCTGGCGGCTTGTCTACTAGCGCCGAAATAGGGCAAAGTGTTGTTAACGCGTTGCGGGCTTACTCGCGTACCGCTGGCCCGCTGCAATTAAACGTGGCTTAACATGGCTGTTGCTGTAGTCCAATCGGGCAATTATGACCTACAAATAGCGACAGGTTTTCAGCTCAACGCGTTTACGCTTGACGACGCTACGCGCGGGGTGCTTAACAATACCGAATACGTCTTAGACGGTATAGGCGAATTTGCAAGCGTTTTAGACGGTGCGTTAAATGTCAACGTACGCCGTGGACGCCGTGACCAAGGCGACACTTTCGGCGCTGGCACCATGACCTTTACACTCGACGACACGCTAGCCAATGGCGTTTTTAATCCGTTTAATTTTGATAGCCCGTTTTATGACCCGGCAACAGCTCAACCCGGGCTAGCCCCAATGCGCGAGGTACGGCTACTACGTTACGACAGCCTTAACGCCCCGCAATACATTTTTAACGGCTACATAGTTAACTACGACTACAATTTTGCGCTTGGCGGTACTGACACGGTAGAGGTTTATTGCGCCGACCAATTCTATTTGCTAAGTCAAACAGTATTAAACGAGCTCAACGTAACCCCCGAAACCTCGGGCGAGCGCATAGAAACCGTCCTAGATTTACCCGAGGTAGCGTTTCCGATAGCGGCCCGCAACATTGCTACAGGCACCGTAAACCTCGGCCACGCCGCCGCCTACACCGTGCCAGCCGGTACCAACGTGCTTAACTACCTAACGCAAATAAACGACACCGCCGAATTTGGGCGGCTTTTCATGTCTCGAGCAGGCGTCCTAACTTTCCAAAACCGTATCGGCAACACCCTTGCGGGCAGCTCGGCAGACTTCCACGACGACGGCGCACCCGGCACCCTCAAATACACGGGCGTAGGCATATCGTTTGAAGCCGACCAAGTAATTAACCGAGCTGTAGTTACCGCCCTCGACGACAAAACCGCCACCGCAACAGACGCTGGCAGTATTGCCACGTACTTTATACAAACCACCAACATTGGCAACAGCCTTTTACATGAGCAAACAGCAATAGACGACGCCGCCGACTACCTACTAAACGGCCAACCCGAGGCCCGTTACACGTCCGTAGAAACCTCGTTTACCTTGCTCACTAACAGCCAACGCGACACGGTAGCCACCCTAGAAATTGGCGACACAATCACCATTGAAAAGACTTTTACCACGGGCCTAACAACCAGCGAGCTAGCCCAAGAGCTTGCCATAGAGGGCATAGAGCACCGCCTAAACTTTGCTACCGGGCACAGCGTCCTAATCAGTACAAGCCCAACAACGATTGTGTACGAATTTATTTTGGACGACGCCGTTTACGGAATTATTGGAATAACCGACCCTCAACCCGTTTTAGGATAAAGTAAACCCATGGGCGCTAACGCAACAACTTTTGTACCAGCATACGTAAGCGGCGAGGTTTTGACCGCTGCCGATTTGACCGTAACGAATAGCGGTATACCCGTTTTTGCGGACTCGACGGCGCGTACGGCAGGTTTTGGCGGAAGCGGCGAAAAGGTTTTAGCCGAGGGCCAGTTTGCTTATTTGGAAAGCGACAACATTACCTATTATTACGATGGCGCTGCATGGCAACCTGTCGCAACGTCAGGCTTGCAAGTTGCCTCGTTTACCGAATATCAAGCAAGCGGCACAGCTGGCGGCACGTCTACAACCGGCTCGTTTCTAAAGCGCGTACTAAACACAACTTTAACCAACACGATTACAGGTTGCACTTTAACTTCAAGCGTCATTTCGTTACCGGCTGGAACCTACAGCGTTGTTGCGTCGTCCGCTTTTATTTATTCGCAAAGCACACAAATTAGATTGCAAAACACTACGGACGCGTCGACGGCCATATATGGAATTGTTACGTTTTCAAACGACGCTAACAACGACCCAACCGCCGTCTTAGCTGGCACTTTTACAATTGCAGCAACAAAAAACTTTGAATTGCAGTATCGCGTAGAACGCGCACAAAGCAGCGACGGACTAGGCAGAAACCTTAACTACGAAACTAACTGTTTTAGCACGATACAAATACAGAAAGTCGCATAATGTCAGCACCAACGACAGACGAAATAAACAAGCAAATTGGCAACGCAACACGCGAATTGGCGCCCGGCACTACTTGGCGTTACAACGAACCGGGCGACGGCTACTACTGCCTCGAATGGATGGATGACCCCGCGCTACAGCCAAGCGAAGCCGCCACCATGGCAAAAGCAACCGAATTAGCAGCAAATCCTCCAGCGGCCTAATGCGATGGCGTTACCTACTTGGCTGCACAATCCTTGTAGCGGTAGTGGCTTGGGGCTGTAGTGGTTGCACAGTTTCTAAACAAAATACGGGCTACACATGCTTTACGAAAGCGAGTTGCGATAATGAAAACCCCTGAACAACAACACGCAGGACTAATTGTTTTTGTTGGCCGTTTAATGGCAGTATGTTTTAGTTTTACTGTATTTGCATTTATATACGGAATTTTATTTGTAGACCAGCCTGAAAAACAGGCGCCTACTGACGCACAGCTCATTGACTTGCTTTCTACGTTGCTTGTGTTTCTTACTGGCACCCTTAGCGGCCTTGTCGCGTCTAACGGCCTTAAAAGCAAAACCGAGCCGCCTAAATAATGGTTGTTGCTAAAGCCAAGCCCGGTGTTGCTGGCGCTCGAGATTACATAGGCAACGCCGACGGGGCCGCACCCGCGCCACGTGCCGGTATGGACGCGTGGATTAAGTGCGCGATTAAGTACAGCAACGAAAGTTTATGGAATAACGGCAGTTGGGGACAGCGCGACATGAAAGGCAAACCCGGCAGCTTGTCGGTACACGCCACAGGCCGAGCCGTAGACCTGAGCTGGCGCTACATGGCAGACAAAAACAAGGGCGTACCAACAGGCCGTAAAACCTCGCTTGAGTTTATTAACAAGGTTGTTGCCAACGCCAACGCGCTAGGTGTGCAAGCAATTTTGGATTACTTTCCAAAACCTTTTGGCCGTGGCTGGCGTTGTGACCGTCAAGCGTGGAGTACATACAGCAAGCCCGACATAAGCGGCGC